TGATTACCAGCATCTCTCAAGATAGTATTATGAATTTGTTGAATAATTTGGTCGTTCTCTGTGTCAACAAATGTTACAGTAACATCATTCCATTTAATACCACCGGGAAACTTATAAGTGTTTCCAAGGAATTTATGCTCACCTACAGTAACGTCAGCATTTGGTTTATTTACTGATTTTGCTAAAATTGCTGGTAAGCTTCCAACAAATACTAGAAACTTATGTTTTCTCTTTGGTTCTAAACCTGCATCGCTCCAGAATGCCATATCCTTAATCTCCCTTTATATTATATAGTATTAATCGTTAAAAGAAGCACCAGAACCTGCAATAACGAAGTCAATTGCAATGTATTCTATAGCTCTTGCTGGTTTGACGAAAATCTTAGCATAAACAATGTTTCTATCAACCAAATCTGGTGTCGTAGTTGTGTTATCAAGAATCAAACGATATTCTGTGATACCGAGTCTTGATTTAACACTATCTAACAATGTTGTAGCTTGTGCTGTGAAGCGATTCCAAGTTACAGATACATTTTGGTCGAATAGGATTGTTGAAGCGATGATTGAAATTTGTCTCTTCAAGTAGATAACCAATCTACGAACATTGATTCTATCAAGAGCAGATGGTGTAATTTGTAAGGTCTTTTGACCAAAGATTACGATACCTTCTGCTGGGAATGAAGCAATTGGGTTGATATTAGCTTCGTATAATTTATCACGTTCATCTGAATTCAAGCGTTGTGAGACACCGATTACTGGTACACCACCACGACCTTCTGAAAGACCACCACGGGTGAATCCTGCTGGTGCAAACCATAGTTCTTGTGATGCTTGACCATATGAAATAGCACCGAGAGCTACAACAGATGGTGGTACAAAGAGGTTTCTATTGCTAACAGTATCTCTGATTTGTACCCAAGGGAAATATGTTGCACCATAGCTTGAGTTGATTCCTCTTCCTTGAAGGTCAGAAATTGCTGTATCTACAGAACCAAGACGGTCAATTGGGTATTGTTCATATGATTCGTGTTCTGGAATATAAACATCTGGTAAGTCAATTATTGCCATTGCATCTGCTCTTGATTCACAAGTATTAACCAAGTGAGTTGTAAGAGCTTCTTTGGTAATACCGGGAACTGCAATAATATCTGTTACCAATACCTCTGGGTCTGCACAAGTATCAATTGCTCTACGAACTGAGTGGTATTCATAGCTTGTCAATTCTGAGCTTCCAATTGCTCTGTTGGCAAATGGGTCTGATTCTATTATATCTAAACCATCAAAACCACCAACGAATGGCATTGTGAACTTGTTGTAACCAGCATCAAGTATATAGGTATATCCACCAGATACTGCGGTATAAGAGGTTCCTGCGGCTCTTGAACCAGCTACGTATACGAAACCAGAACCAGCGGTTGCAGAACTAGAAACATCATCAAGTGTGAATACAAATGAGTTCTCTGTGTAAACATCGTCATTTGATACAGAATATGAATCTACTGCATATGCTTTGGCTCTAACCAAATCAGAGTATGATTGGTCAAAGATTGTAGTTGTACCAGATGCTACTGTTTTAATACCAAAGTAGGCTTTTGTTGGGTCTGAAAGACCTACGGAAGAAGCTGACACAACGAGTGGTAATGTTGGATACACAAACGAAGCGGTCAAGGCTGTGAGAGTACCAGAAGCAGCGGCTACAAACTTACTACCATTTGCATTTCTAATTGCAGATGCTGTAAGAACATTGTTTGTTGTGGAAAGAGAGCCAGTTATGATTGTAGCTGTCTTATATCTTGGTGGTCCAAAGAATCCGAATGGAAGATAAGAAGCATCTACCAAACCGAGTTCTACTGCACTATCCATTTCTACATAAACATGCTTTGATACAAGAGAGTATGTTCCAACTTCATTATATCTTCTTTCTGATTCATTCCATACCAATGATTTATCACCAATTCTTCTTGCGATAAAGTTTTCTGATGCTGGATTCAAATCAAGGCCAGTATATCTCTCAACAACTTTTTGTACGGCATCTGTATCGTTTGCTTGACGAATGCTTAATGAGAAGGTTCCATATGGATTATATTGTGGATTTGCTGGTGCTTTGATGTTGTAGATTGAAATCTTAAGGTTTTTGCTTTCCCATTCACCAGAATCAATTGCTACTAAGCGGAACAATTTTTGTTGTGCAGTTGCAGAGAATGATGCATAATTACCATTCAAGTCCTGTCCAAATACCCAACCTGTTTTAGCTGGTTGCATTGGGAATCTGTTATCAGCAACATTTACAACAGTATTTTGTAATGGAGCAATAAAACCAATAAGACCGCTTGATATGTCTAATGTATTTTGTAGTGACATATCGAATGTCTCACCAAGCCAATATTTCTCTTGTGAATCATTTGGAGTGATAAGGGTGTTTGTCAAAACAGGATTGGTATTGAATACTTTTCTAGCATACTTGTCGGAGCTTGGTACGAGATTGAATGTTGTATTATATTCTTCAGTACCATCGCTGTCGTATACAATTGCTTTGAATTCGTTACCAGACGTACCAGCACCTAATATAAAGATACTTGAGCCAGAAGTTGTGGAGCCTGTTAAGTCACTACCACTAAGAGCCATAGAGCCAGTTTGTAAGTACCATACTGCTGCCAATGAACCAGTACCAAGATTTGCATTTAAGTTTGAAGCTGATTGAATCAAGAATAGACCATAAGCACCACCACCAGCAGTTGCACTAGTGGCATCAGATGAAACTGTCTTCCAACCTGCCTCACCAGCATCTAGTGTTGCATTCTCGTTTTGTGTACCGAGTAAACGTATTACATTAAGTGATGGTGTGTTACGTAACCAAGCTTGTGCTGCATAAGCGGCATATGTTGGAGAAGTATAATTACCATTTCTCCAAACGTCGCCACCTACCTTACCAGCGATTGGATTACCAAAGATATCAATAAATTGAGAGAAGGATGAAATACGAACGGGGCGCATTGCTGGGCCACGTTCAAATCTACCAATTACTGTTGGACCTACGCCAACTGGTGTAGCTGGAATTTGAGAATTATCAATCTCAGCAATTTGAACACCGGGAGAAACAAACTTGAATTTATCT